TCTCTGTCCCGGGCCCTGCCGCCGCAATTGGTGGTCTGCCAGACGGAGCGAGAGATGGAGCCGGTGATCGCCAAGGCGGTGCGCAACCTCCTGGAGTCATTCGCCCGGCCGTTGCCGGAGAGCCTTACCGCCGGCGCGCCGGTATCCGCCGATCCGGGAGTGGCGCAAGGTGGCTGAACTCGCCTTCATTGGTGATTTAAAAGAAATGGCGGGGAGCCCTTCCCCCTGGTCCCCCTCCGAACTCTCCGTCTGGGCGCCGCCGGAGGATATCCTGGTTTCCGAGTGGGCCGAGCGTTACCGGGTGCTGCCGAAGCAATCGGCTATTCCCGGCCCCTGGAGCAACCGCCTGGTGCCCTATGCGGTGGGGGTGATGGACGCCTTCATCGACCCGGCGGTGGAGCGGATCACCATTATGGCCAGCGTCCAGAGCGCCAAAACCGAGAGCGCCTACAACATGTTGGGCTACGCCATTTCCCAGGACCCGGCCCCGGCCCTGGTGGTCATGCCCACGGACAAGACTTTGAAGCGCGTCAACCGCCGCCTTCAGGACATGATCACCGAAAGCCCGGAGTTGGCCAAGGAGATGACCGGCGATCCCGACGACATGCAGAAGCGCCTCATCATGCTGCGGCGCATGGAGATTCACTTCGCCACCGCGGGTAGCAAATCCGACCTGGCCAACGTCGAGGCCCGGTATGTCCTGCTGGATGAGCCCGACCGTTACCCCAGCGACACCGGGGATGAGGGCTCCCCCATGGAGATGGCGGAGGCCCGGGCCACCACCTTTTGGAACCGCAAGATCATCCAGCCCTGCACCCCGACGGTGCCCGACGCCTATGTCAATATCGAATATGAACGCTCTGACAAGCGCCGGTTCTGGGTTCCCTGCCCCCATTGCGGCGGCTTTCAGGTCCTGAAGTTCAAGCAACTCAAGCACCAGGGCGAGGCGCTGGGCAAGTGGCCCAAGGACAAGCGGGACCCGGATTATGTCAAGCGCGAGCGGGTAGCCCGGTATGAGTGTGTCCATTGTTGGGAGGAAATTGACGACCGGGACAAGCCGGGGATGCTGGCCCGGGGTAAGTGGGTCCCGGATGGCCACCCTATCGCCCAGGATGGAACCATGCCGCCGATCCCGCCCACCTCTCACGTCGGCTTCCAATGGAGCGCTCTGTATTCCCCCTTCCGCAACTTCTCGGAGGTGGCGGCGCAGTTCTGGGCCACCCGGGATGACCGGGAAAAGTTCAAGACCTTCGTCAATCTGTGGCTGGCGGAGCCCTGGAAGGAGGTCATCAAGCAGCGCCCGGCTTCGGCGATCCTGCAACTGCGCACCGAACGCCCGGCCCTGACGGTGCCCCCGGGAACCCTGGCCCTCACCGCGGGGATTGACTCGCAAAAGCTGGGGTTCTGGGTGGTGATCCGGGCCTGGACTCCGGCCCCGGGCGGCGGCCTGCATTCCCACCTGGTGCGCTACGGTTTTGTGGGGAGCTTTGGCGAACTGGAGCGCTGGCTATTTGCCGATGTCTATCCGGTGGAACACGGCAGCCTGTCCTATCCGGTCTGGCGGGGCGGCATTGACATCGGCGGCGGGGCCGGGGAGGCGGGCGAGTCCACCATGACGGAACAGATCTACGAATGGCTGCGGCGGACCGGCCGGGGGCGCATCTTCGGGGTCAAGGGGGCGGCCCGGGCCCTGGCCGGCGGCAAGAAAATGAGCTACAGCCTCATCGACAAATACCCCAACGGCAAGCCTATCCCCGGCGGTATTCAGCTTTGGCACCTGGACACCGGGCGGTTCAAGGATGACATTTGGAGCCGGGTGGAAACCGGGCGGTTTCACCTGCACGCCGAAACAAAAGAGCTTTACGCCCGGCAGTTGGCCTCGGAGGCCAAAGAACGGGACCGGCGGGGCCGGGAAGTATGGGTGATTCAGAGCGGCAAGGATAACCACCTCCTGGACTGCGAAGTCTACGCCGCGGCCATGGCCGACCCGGAGTGCTGGGGCGGGGTGTCGGTATTGGCACGTTTTGGCGAAGAGCCGCCCCAGGAGGCCGCCCCGGCCGCGGAGGGCGTCAACCCCATCACCGGCCGGCCATTCGGGAGTTTTTGGGGATAATCTATCAAATGAGGGGAGAGACGATGACCGTAAAGGTAGCCGGATTGCTGCACCCGCACCACGTGGCCGAGATGCTGGCCTGCACCGAGAAGCATGTCCGGGACCTGATTCGGGGCGGCGACCTGGTGGCGATCAAAATCGGCAAACGCAGCCGCCGGATTACCCGGGAATCGGTTGTCATTTTTCTCGAAAAAAACCGCATTAACCCCGAAACTTTTTTTGAATGACTGCATTTTAGCGAACCAGAGCGGAACAAACGCACCAGAGGACCTTGAGTCCTCTTTTTTTTTGTCCGACACTGGCGGCATGGCTTATACCCAAGCGCAGCTTGAAACCATGTTGACCGAAGTGCAGGCGGCCATTTCCAAGTGCATCACCGCTCAGGAGTATTCCTCCGGGGCCGGGATCAGCCTCAAACGGGCCGCCCTGGACCAGTTGCAGAAACGGGAACAGTGGCTTTTGGGGGAGATCGCCAAGTTCGGCGGCGTGGGCTCGACTTTTGACCCGGTGAACCGGGTGGAATTTGTGGAGCCCTTATGAATCGACCGCGTCCGTTTACCCGCCTGGACCGCCTGATCAATTATCTCTCCCCCGGCGCCGGCCTGCGCCGTCAGGCCGCCAAAATGCACCTGGAGCTTATGGCCGATTACCGCGGGGCTGACACTTCCCGCCTCCGCAGCAACTGGCTTTTGGGCCGCAGCACCGCCACCCCGCCGTCCTATACCCTGGAAACCCTGCGCAACCGCTCCCGGGACCTGAACCGCAACGATGCCGTGGCCAGCGGGGCCACCGAAACCATGGCGGTGAACATTGTCGGCCGGGGCCTGCGGCCCCAGTCCCGCCTCCGGGCCGAGGTCCTCGGGGTAAGCGAAGAAAAGGCCCGGGAATTACAGCGCCAGGCGGAATCCATCTGGCAGACCTGGGCGCCCCTGGCCGATTCCGGCAACCGCCTGTCATTTGACGATTTGCAGTTTCTGGCCCTGCGCAAAATTGTGGAGGACGGCGAGGTCCTGGCCCTGCCGGTGATGGCGGACGAATCCTGGCGGTCCATAGCCCGGGCGGTGGAGCTGCTGGAAAGCGACCGCCTCTGCCCCCAGAGCGGCAAAACTCCCACGGCCATGGAGACTGCGGTGGAGGTGGGCACCCGGGGGCAGCCGGTAGCCTATTGGATTTCCCGGATGAATTACGCCAACCAGATGGGGTCGGCGTATGACATCGGCGACCCGGAGCGCATCGAGGCCCGGGACGCCGCCGGCCGCCCCCGGGTGCTGCATATTTACCGGGTCAACCGCCCCGGACAGGTGCGGGGCGTGCCCTATTTTGCCCCGGTACTGACCTATTTTAAGGATTTGTCCGACTATCTCGACGCCGAGTTGGTGGCCGCCAAGGTGGCGGCCTGCCTGGCGGTGTTCGTTACCAAAGCCGATCCCCAGTATGGCGCCCTGGGCGCCGCCACCACCACAGAGACAACCACCGGCAAACGTATCCAGGGGGTCGAGCCGGGCATGGTGAACTATCTGGCCCTGGGGGAAAACATCTCGGTAGTGGACCCCAAGCGGGGCGGGGAAACCTTCAGCAGCTTTGTGGAGGGCCTCCTGCGGATGATCGGCATGGCCCTGGGCCTGTCCTACGAGTTGCTGGCCAAGGATTTTTCCAAGACTAACTATTCCTCCGCCCGGGCCTCGCTGCTGGAGGGGCGGCGCATGTTCTCCACCTGGCGCTCCTGGTTAGCGGCCCAGTTTTGCCAGCCTTTTTGGGGCCTGGTGCTGGAGGAGGCATATCTGCGGGGACTGTTCCAGGCCCCCCGGTTTTATGAACTGCGGGCCGAATATACCCGGGCGGCCTGGATCGGCGGCGGCTGGGGCTGGGTTGACCCGGTGAAAGAGGTCCAGGCATCCAAGATGGCCATTGATTACGGCCTTTCCACCATGGCGGAAGAGGTGGCCGGCCAGGGCCGCGACTGGGAGGAGGTCTTTGAGCAGCTGAAGCGGGAGCAAGACCGGGCCGGTGAATTGGATCTGTTCTTCCCGGTGAGCGGCGCCCCCAAGATGGCCGTGGCCAGCAATCCAGCCCCGGAGGGAGACGATAACCATGCCCAAACCGAATAAAGGCGAAGCAAAACAGGATTTTCTCAAGCGCTGCACCGGAGAATTGGTGGACCGGGAAGGGAAGAGTTCCGATCAGGCCTATGCGGTATGCAACAGCCTGTGGGACACCGCTAAAAATACCCGTTCGGCCCTGTCCCTGGCCGCCCCCCTCAATCTGGAAGCCCCCGATGGCGGCGGCAAGCCCAAGGAATTTCTGATCACCGCCTATAGCGGCAAGCTCCTGGATTTGGGCTGGTTCGGCAAGATCATCATTGATCTCAAGGGGATTAAGGCGGACCCGAAGATGCCGGTACTCCGGGAACATCTACGGGACCGGGTGGTGGGTTTCAGTAAAAAAGCCTGGGTGGCGGAGGGTAATTTCCTGATCTCCGGCCAATTTTCCCAGAAAACCGCCGACGCCCAGGAAGTTCTGGACTTGGGAGAAGAAGGCTTCCCCTGGCAGGCCTCCGTGGGTATTTGGCCGGTGAAGATCAAGGCCCTGGCCAGCGACAAGGAGAGTGTCAAGATCAACGGCCAGCAAATCACCGGGCCGGTGGAGATCTGGAGCGAGTCCGTAGTCCGGGAAGTGAGTTTCGTCAGCCTCGGGGCCGACGATAATACCGCGGCCATTGTACTTTCCCGGGAGATTGAAGTTCCCGTGGAGGTGGAAGGGGCCCTAAACAAGCAGGAGGACGAAGTTATGCCGATTACCTTGGCGCAACTGGAAAAGGAGGCCCCGGAGCTGTTGACCCAAATCCGGGAGCAGGCCCGGACGGAAGGGGTGACCGCCGGACTATTGGATGGAGCCCAGGCCGAACGTGACCGGATAGCAAAGATTCTCCGGGCCGACGGCGACCGGGCCTTGACCCTGGAGGCCGTGGAACAGGGGGAGACGGTTGAGGCTGCCCTGGGGAAACTGCTGCAGGCGGAAAAACTGTCCCGGAACCAGGAACTGGAGCGCCTGAAGGCGAACGCCCCGGCCAGTATGGGCCAGGGGGTCAATTCAGCCCCGGAAGCGGATTTTGAGGCCAAGGTGAAGGAACTTCAGGCGGCCGGCAAGACCCGGGCCCAGGCGATCCGCCAGGCGGCCCAGGATTTCCCGGAATTGCACCAGGCCTATCTCGACCGGCACAACCCGGCGCCCAAGAAGGAGGGGTAATTCATGTTCACCAAGGAAAACCGGAGTTTTATCGCCACCGCGGCCATTGAGCCGAACCGGAGGGTCAAACTCTCTGCCGGTACGGTCACCAGCCCCCCCAGCGTCGAGTACGCCGGGGCCGGGGAATACGGCATCGGCATCTCGCTGACCCGGGCGGCCCTGGGGGCCATGGTCACCGTCAAGTTGTGGAATGACGGCGGCACCTTCCAGATCGAGGCCAACGGCGCCATCGCCGAGGCCGCCAACCTGTACGGCACCGCCAACGGCCGGGTGGACGACGCCGGCACCGGCACCGTTCAATTCGCCGCCTTGCAGGCGGCAAGCGGCGCCGGGTCGGTAATCGAATGCACCATCAACCCCTATCTGGCCACCGCGGCCGGGTCGGTTTCCATCGCCGATACGGGCAACCTGATCACCGGCGCCACGGTCGAGGCCGCCCTGGCGGAGATCATGCAGGGGATCAAGACGGCGCAATACCTGATCCAGCCGGCGGCCATCACCCTGGAGACCGGGGCGCCGACTTTGGTGTTTGCCGACGGCGCCGCCGACGGCTTTACCCAGTTGACCAACAAAGAGGTCGGGCTGCGCTGGAACAACGGCGCCAATCCCACCAAGATGGCGGCCCGGTTCCTCATCCCGCCGGACCTGGACCCGGCGGCCGATATCGTGGTGCACTTCCTCGGCGCCATTATCAAGGCCGGCGGGGCGGAGGCGGATTCCCCGACCATCACCTGTGAGGCCTACTTTGCCGCGTCCGGGGCCGCCATGCTGGCGGACGCCGACTGCGGCGGGGCCTCGGGTGAATTTCTGACCGCGGCGACCAACACCTATCAGGAAAAAACCCGGTCGATTGCCGCGGCTGACATCCCGGCGGGGGCCTCGGTGCTCACCCTGATCTTTAATCCCACCGACGGCCAACTGCCGGCGGATGATTTTGTTTTGGCCGGCGTCTGGCTGGAAGTTACCCGGCAATGTCTGACCTCCTAACCGGGGGCACATCATAGGGCAAAGGAGGACTAAACCATGCCCCGACCCACTTCTGGAACCACGATTCAGCGCCCCGACCTGGGGGCCCTGGCGTATGAACTGCTGCTCAGCCCCAGCGATTTCATCGCTGACCAGGTTCTGCCGATTTTCGAGACCGCGGAGCAGTCCGGCGACTACCCGAAAATCCCGGTGGAAGCCTTTCTGAAAACCCATGACACCCGCCGGGCCCCGCGGTCCGGGTATGTGCGGGATGATTGGGAATTTACCACCGGCAATTTCGCCTGCCAGGATCACGGCCATGAGGAGCCGGTGGACGATGTGGAAGCCCGCATGTACCGCCGCTATTTCGACGCCGAGGCGGTGGCGGTGGAACGGGCGGTGGACAAGATCCGCCGGGCCCGGGAGGTGCGCTGCAACGCCCTGCTGATGGACGTCGCCAACATCACCCTGACCGGGGCGGCGGCGGCCTGCTGGGACGTGGCCGGCAGTTGCACCCCCAAGGTGGACGTGGACGCGGCGATTACGGCCCTGCGCAACGGCCGTGGTATCCTGCCTAACGCCGTGATCATGGATTACAAGGCGTTCAAGGACGTCATGCGTTCCAGCGAACTGAAAACCTATCTCCAGTACACCAGCCCGCACCTGATCGAAACCGAGCAGGCCCAGCGGGATATGCTGGCCAAGTACTTCGGGGTCCAGCAGGTGCTGGTGGCCAAGGCCATGTATGACTCGGCGGACAAAAATCAGACCGCCAGCCTGGCCAGCATCTGGAACAACGACTATGTGCTGGTGGCCCGGATCGGCAGCAACGCCCGGGACCTGAAAGAGCCCTGCGTGGGCCGGACCTTCCTCTGGACCGGCGACAGCCCCCAGGCCTTAGTGGTGGAGCAGTACCGGGAAGATCAAACCCGGTCCTGGATTTACCGGGTGCGGCACAACGTCCAGGAAGCCCTGGTCTATGCCGGCGCCGGGTATCTCATCTCCAACGTGACCACGTAACCCATGACCCTCCGGGATGACATCGCCACCGATGCCCAGGCCGCCTGGTTTGATACCGACGGCCTGGCGCAGACGGTGACCTACACCCAGCCGGCCCGGGAGTTGGGCACGGCGGAGGTGGTGACCGAGATCCCGGCGGTTATCCTCCAGGGGGACAACCTGGGGGGGCAGGGGCGCTATATTCTCGAAGAGATGGTGGCCAAAATTCCCGTGGCCTCCATCGCCAACCCTCGTAAAGATGGCGACACCATCACCATTGACGGTGTTGTCTGGCAAGTCAGAAAGGTAAAGGGCCAGGACGCACTGGGGATTGCCTGGGAACTCGGCTGCACCTGCAACGAACAGGCGGTAATGCGGAAACCGGGGGCGTAAATGCTGGACATGGGGCTGAGGATTAAGGATTGGGCCACCAAGCAGGTGCAGGATCGTACCCGCCTGGCCTCCAAGGCCCACTCCGACGCCCTGGCGGCCTCCGGCTTTCGCTTGCGGCAGCTCACCCAGACCGGGATGCGCCAGCAGGCCCCGGGGGACGTTTCCTGGCCGGCGCCTTCCCCCTGGGTGCAGTACGGCTCCAGCCTGGCGGGACGGGCCCGCATGGCCCGCCGCCGCCTGGCCCGGCGTAAACGCGCCCCCAAGCAGCCGCCCCCGCTGCTCTACGGCTCCAAGGGCCGCACGCCGCTCAAGAAGCTGGCCGGCGGGGTGCGCTACGAAAAGCAGACACAGCCGGGGCCGGGCGGGAGTATTGCCAAGACCACCGTGCGCATGGGATTCCTTAATGCCAAATTGGCCTCCCTGGCAGCGTATCACGCTGAGGACCACACGGTCCCGGTAACCCCAAAAATGAGGCGGTTGCTGTTCGCGGTGGGATTGGGAATCAGCAAATCAACTATCCACATTCCGGCCCGCCCCCACGTGGAGCCGGTCTATCGCAAAAACCATGCCCGCATTCCCGGGTTTGTGCAGCAGCGCATCAACACGGCCTGGGCCGGCGGCGACCCCAAAGGGGTGACGGCGCCTTTTTAAAAACGGGATGTTTCCATGCCTCTGACCAGCAACGCTATCGCCACCGGAATCTTTGAGGCTCTGCGGGATGACGCTGCCATCCTGGCTGAGTGCCTGGACCGGTTCGGTGTGCCGCATCTGGTCTGCCTGGGATTGTCTGGGGAGGATGGCCCGGCGCCGGACGAGTGCCCGGTGTTTGAAGTGATCCCCTGGAATAAGGAGCGCGGCCTCAACCCGGACAATATTCCCTTCATCTGTTCCGTCAACGTCTTTATTCGGGATGCCGCCCGGGAATATGAAACCACCAGCGATGGGGTCAGGACCATCGTCAACCAGGGGCCGGAATCCCTTGAAGTTCTCATGGACCTGGCCGAGACTGCCATCCGGGCCGCCTTGACCGATCTGGATTTCGATGACCTGTCATTCGATTATGACGCCATCACCTTTTTCCCCCTGTTCGCCGGGGCATTGAATATGACCGTATCATTCCCGAAACTGATCGGGAGCTTTGAACCAACCCTATAGGAGGGCCAAACCATGGCTCAGGCCAAAGGCGCATTATCCAGAGTTTTGATAGATTTCGAGACCGCGTTTGGGGAAGACCCGACCGCGGCGGCTGCGATTGTTGTCCCCTTTAACTACCCCTTTGACCTGGCCGGCAGCCGTCCTCTGAAAGAGGCCAACAACACCAACCGGGGCCGCCGGGACGCAGGAATGCCGTTTTACGGCCAGTTCGATGTCAAGGGCGGGGCCACCATCCCGGTGGATCAGATCGCCATCGGCTATTGGCTCCGGGCCTTGTTGGGCGCCCCGGTCACCACCGGCCCGGTCAACGACACCATCGACAACGCCGCCGCAGTGGACAAGGTCGGGGATTATGTGGGGATTCCCATCACCGGCCACGCCTTTGTAGCCGGTCAGTCGATTACTATCGCCGGCAGCAACAACTATGACGGCACGCATGTCATCTACTCCAAGACCACCAATGAAATCGTCATCCCGGCGGTGTATGCCGCCGAGACTTTTGTCGGGGATGAAACGGTGGTGGCGGCCTACTACACCCACGTTTTCAAGCCGGCCTCGGCCGTCGAATCCATGGTGGTGTGCAAGGAATACACCAACATCACCCAATACAGCAAGGCTAACGGGGTCAAGCTGAACAAGTTTGAGATGGATTTCGGCGGCGACGGCGAACTGACCGCCAAGCTGGATTTCATCGGCGCGGATGAGGCCCTGTCGGGCGCGGCCTATGATGCCAATCCCACGGCCCTGGCTTTCTCCCGTTTTCACAACATGCAAGCCTCCATCGAGGAAGGCGGCGTGTCCGTGGCCACGGTCCAGAGCGGCAAGATTGCCATCGGCAACGATCTGGCCAGCGACTCCTATGTCATCGACGGCAGCGGCGGCAAGCGCTGTGATGTGCCGGAAGGCGAGGCCATGGTAAGCGGGTCCCTCAAAGCCATGTTTTCCGATTTGGCCTTTCTGAACAAGGGCCTGAACGGCATCGAGTCCAGCCTGAAGGTGGTTTTCACTGCCGCCCCCTACAGCCTCACCTTCCTGTTTTCTGAGATTCTCTACGAGTTCAAGAGCCCGTCTATCCTCAAGGGCGGCATCTGGGTGGAACCCACCTGGCAGGCTTTCTACGAGGACCATGTGGGCAACGCCGCGGTGACGGTGACTTTGGTGAACAATCATGCCTCGTATGCGTAAAGGGGATCACGGGGTTTCCGCCTTTTAAGGATTTTAAGGAGAATTCGCAATGGGAAGCCTGTGTAATTTTGCCGAAAACGAAGTCCTGGACCATCTTCTCAAGGTCGGCAGTTACTCGCCTCCGGCCACGGTCTATCTGGCGCTGTTCCATACGGCCGACCCCGGCGAGGCCGGGACGCTGACCAACGAGGCCAATTACACCGGCTATGCCCGGAAGGCCATTACCTTTGGGGCGGCGGATGCCCGGGCCATCACCCAGAACGCCCAGGTTAATTTCGACCCCTGCACCGCCGGGACGAATACCATCGCCTATTGGGGCCTGATGGACAGCGACGTGGAGGGGGCCGGCAATATGCTGGCTTATGGCGCCTTCACCACCCCGAAGGTGGTCAGCGCCGGGTATTCGCCCTTCGTGGCCTCTGGTGAGATCTCGGTGAGCTTCAGCGCCGGCGGGGTCGCCACGGCCTATGCCAACGCTATTCTGGATTGGCTGTTCCGGGCGCAGACCCTGGCGCAGCCTACCAACATCCAGGTGGCCCTTTTCTCTACGGCCTGCAGCGATGCGGCGGCGGGGACGGAGTTGACCGGCGGCAGTTACGCCCGGGTGACCTGCAACGGCTGGGACACGGCCTCCGGCGGCGCCAGCGCCAATACCGCCGCCATCACCTTTCCCCAGGCCACCGGCGACTGGAGCGCCGCCACCCATGCCGCCCTCTATGATTCCGCCGGTCCCACCTACATGATGTGGCTGGACGTGAACGATCTGACGGTACTGAACGGGGAGTATGGCCGGTTCATCGCCGGGGCCCTGGATATTACCCTGGGGTAGATCATGCCCAAAACCCTGACCATAGAAATCCCTGATTGGGCGCTGGAGCGGCATATCTATTTCATGGCGGGCATGGATCTGTTAGCCTACCTGCCCTATCAGGGGAAATTACAGGTCAAAACGGTGCGGTGCAATAACTGCGGCTGGTGCTGTGAAAATCCACCCAAGGGCGCAGTACCTCAAGGGCCGGACGGGGCTTGCATCTACCTGGAAACCATCGGGAGCGCCAAGGAATGTTCCCTGGGCTTATCCCGCCCCTGGCATTGTTGCTGGCCGGACCCGCACCTTACCAAGCACCCGGAAGCTGACAAGTATTGCTGCATCCGCTATGAGGTCGTGGAATGACCACTTACTATCCCCAATTATTAGCCTCAAGAATATTAAGGGACTCAGACCGGGTTTCCTTGTCTGCGGCTAATGATGGGGGCGTTACTGATCACCCGAAAGCTACCCAGATAATTATAGCCACGCAGATCGGCTATAACGCCAAGGATACCGCGGCGAGTGCTTATAAACTTCAGTGGCGCAATGTCACCGATGCCGGGGCCTTTGCTGACGTCGCGGCTACCGGGGAATGTAAGTGGGCGGCAACGTCTGGGGTTTTGGCGGACGGCACTGCCCTTACGTCCGGCAATGCCAGATGTACGGCTCCCGGCGACGAGACTTGGCAGAATGGTTTGGAGAATGTCGGGGACAACCTTCTCCCCGACTCCAGCACCCTAAACTTAGGCTCTGACTGCTATACCGAGTTGCAGTGGGCCGTTTCTCTTGCGGACGGGCATAGCGGCGATCAGTATGAATGGCGGCTGTGGAACAATACTTCTGGTGCCACCGTCGGCACCTGTTTAGCCCAAGTAACCACGGCAGCGGGTTACAAGGATTTTGCCGGGACCGCGGCTCTGGCCACTACTACACCAGATGCCGACATCATTCGGTATGCCGGCTTCGCCGGAACGGCGGCGATGGCAAGTTCAACTCCTAATACTGGATTGAGCCGCTATGCCGGTTTTACAGGCGTGGCCGCCCTGGCCGCGTCTGCGCTTGATGCTGATTTGGGCCGGGATGCCGGTTTTGTGGGGGCCGCCGCCCTGGCCGTCAACCTCCCGGACGCCGCCCTGGAAGTAAATGTTTTTAGGGATTTTGCCGGGACGGCGGCATTGCAGAGTGCTTCCGCCGCCGCCGCCCTGAACCGGTACAGCAATCTGGCCGGACTGGCCGCCGGAGTCAGCTTAGCCCCGGACGCTGGCCTGGCCAGAATCGCCGGATTTACCGGCACTGCAGCAATCCAGAGCGCCGCCCCGGACTCCGATCTGTCTCGCCTGGGAGATTTTAGCGGGGTGGCGGCGATCGCCTCTACCCTACCCGACGCTGGATTGTCCCGGTACGCGGGGTTTGTGGGCCTGGCCGAACTGCTCACCCTGTTCCCCGATGCTGAACTGGAACTGGCCGGGGGCGGGTATAAGGATTTCGCCGGCGCCGCCGCCCTGGCCTCCGCCACCCCGGATGCCGGCCTGCTGCGCTTCGCTAACCTTGCCGGGACCGGGGCGTTAATCTCCTCTCTCCCCGATGCTGTCTTGAATCGCTACGCCGGTCTGTCGGGAACTGCGGCGCTCCAGGCCGCGGCGGGGGAAGCCTTATTATCCCGGTATGCCGGGTTTGTGGGCCTGGCGGAACTGCTCACCCTGCTTTCAGACGCAGATTTAGAATTATCCGGGGGCAGCTACCGTGATTTTGCCGGGACCGCAGCGATCCAGAGTGCCGCCCCGGATGCGGCCCTGTCCCGCTGGGGCAATTTCAGCGGTGCGGCGGCGCTGGCCTCCGCCCTGCCCGACGCCGGCCTGAACCGATACGGCAATCTGGCCGGGACGGCAGCCGGGGATAGCGTTACCCAAGATATTCCCCTGTCCCGGTACGCCGGTTTTGTGGGCCTGGCCGAGCTGCTCACCCTGCTGCCCGACGCCGAATTAGGTGCCTATAGCGATTTTTTCTATGAATTTGCCGGGGCCGCGGCCCTGCAAACGGCGCCGGCGGCGGCCCGGATAGGAGTCATTTACCACCGCGACCTCTTCTTGGCTGCGGTCGCGGCGCGGACCCTGGGGTGCAGCTTGGTTGTCCCGCCCCGGAACCGCCTGGACCTCTCTATCAGAGAGATCACCCTGGAGATCGGATAATGAGCACTAAAGTGAATCTCAAGGCCGGGGAGACTAAAACCGTTACCATGACCGTGACCGATGCGGATGGAGCCGCGGTCAATCTTTCGGACGCAACCCTGTTGTTGGGCGTCAAGCGGAATAAATCCGATGCGGCGTATGCCTTTTCCAAGGAGGATGCGGCTTTTAATAAGGACCAGGCTGCCCTGGGGATTGTTAGCGTTGTTTTGTCCGCCGCGGACACCGATCAGCCGGAAGATACCTATATCGGAGAATTGAAGTGCTCATGGACGGGGCCGCCGGCGGTGGTGGAAAAGAGCGCTGATTTTTATATTCAGATCAGGCTCGCGGTGACCCTGTGAACCGGAACCCTGAAATCTAAGCGGGAGAATTTATGCTGAGCATCATCACCGGAGACCGACGGGTAGAAGTGGATTATCTGGACTCCAAGGTGGCCTTTGTCCTGGGCCCGGAAAATTTAGAGGACCAGTTGCAGGCCCTGAAATGGGCTGAGACCCATGACCTGCTG